AGAATTACAAGGGATATGGCTAAGGATGATGCGAAGTTGGAGGCTGAATTTGATAGACTTTCAGTTCTTAAGCGAGTTACTCCGGAGCTTATAAAATTCTGTTTTAAGATGCTTGCGAATATCAGTCCGAATAAGCCGAAGAAGAAAGAGCGTCAAATTACAGAAGATTGATATTACCCTGCGACTCCGGATATTTTGGAAATTTCCGCAATTGTAAGTTGTTTCTGAATTTCGATAGCATCTAACCTGTTATTATATTCTTGGATAAAAGATTGCTTATCTACAGGGTTAGTATAGGATTCGATAATCACATCTTTCCCATTGATAGTTTTATAAAATTCGACAGTTACGAAGAACTGACCTTCGGTTTCCGAATAAGTCTGCCTGACGGCCCCGCCTAAAATTTCAATAGCTTGGATTTTATTTCCGTATACATCTTTAAGTGTTTTATACATTATGTGCCTACTTTAATTATATTATGCGGCAAAGGCTCCTGTATTAGCCGGTAACTTTGTAACTTTATAATAACTACCCCTTAAAGGAGTGACAGTACCTGCGCTTTCTGTACACCTCAATCTTATATTTCCAACGGCGTTTGTTTCTATTAAGGCAACAATAGAATGACAATGATTAACTGCGCTCGTAAGTGACCCAGTTGCCGGGAACGCAGTAGCAGGGCCGACCTGTGTAACGACACCGGCGGAAGTCATGGCCCCTGCTGTTGCCAAAGTAGCTACAGGTGACGCGTGCCACCGTCCTGCAAGGTTTATATAATTCGCGGCTGACGTTGATAAAGTCCATACTACCGTACCCGCTGTAGATTTTAAAAACCAGCACTCAGCCTCGAAAAGATATGATGTAGTTGCTTCTAAACTTAAAGAACTAGTAGCCCCGAAAAAATCAGTTATAGCATTGCCTATAGCCCCGCCGTTAGCTGTTAATCTGAAAATTCTAATAGTGGGTATATGCCCTCTGCCGGTAGTTGTGACGTTATGTGTCAGGAAGAAATTAGCTCCATCTGCTTCTAAGGTATTAACAGTCGCATTTGTCAAGAGAGAGCCGTTTGTAATAGTCATTGAGGGTACTGTTATTGACCCTGCGGTTAGAGTAGGATTTGTAAAGGTTTTGGATGTGATGCCAGTAACTGTATTCCGAGAGTCTAAAATATCAACAACCGTACCTCCATCATCTTTAAAAAGCATTTTAGGGTTTGCCGTAGTGTCTGCGTATACACTTACAAATCCCGCCCCTGGTGTTGATACTGATGCTGTTTCTGCTAAAATTATTTCTGCCTTAATAGCCATTTCTCTAAGTTTATCTTGAATTTTCTTTTCAAATTGTTGTTTTTGATCTATATAATTTTCTACAATTACGCGCGCTGAATTTTCAGCGCTCCAACCATTTGGAATATTGGACGGATTAGCATATCCTTTTTCGTATGTTTCAATATTAAAGACTTCAATCGGTTCAAGTTTCATTAAGATGTCCTCCAAAATCCAAAATGAGATAGATCTAAAACATACCCCGTTGAACTTACATTTTTGCCTGTTACTTTTATTGAAACTGTATGAATACCCTCTGTGATTACTAATCCGGTAAAAATTAAGCGCTGAGTCCAGGTAACGACGGCGGCGTATGCGTCACTTGTTCCAACTGAAACGCCGTCAATGAGTAAATCTAATATACCGCAATAAGAGAATTTAAGATAAATGATTCCGCAAGACCATGTACCGGCTTCAAAAGACACTAAAAAATTAATTTGATCATTATTTGCGGCTGAGGAGTTATATATGTAACCATTTCCCAATTGAGAGGAGTTTACATATAAAGACCATGTCCCGGCTGTAATACTACTATAACAACCTATATTAATATCAATATGATCAGAACGTCTTGATGTTATAGGCAAGTATAAAGTATCAAAATAAGTTTTCAAAAAAGCTTTAATTTGTGTCCATGTAGATTTTACCAAATTATTCGCGGCAGCTGTATCCTGATATAAAACTAAATCCGCGTCAATTGGCGGGTTTTTCGCGTCCGGGTTCATGCTAATAGCGCCGTCTCCGGCGCTTGTCGCGTCTCCTGAATGGTTCGGATGTACGTATAAATTATATAAAGTATCAAAATATGTTTTAAGAAATGCCTTAACCTGAGTCCATGTAGACCGGACTAAATTATTAGCCGCTGTAGAGTCTTGATATAAAACCCTATCCGCATCTATTGGAGGATTTTTCGCATCAGGGTCTAATGTGATAACCCCGTCGCCTACCGAGGTTGCGTCCCCTGAATGATTAGGATGAACATATCCTCCGTCCTCGGTTGACGTAGCCCCTACCCAATCCGTAACCATGCTTATAAAATCGTACCAATTGGCGAGAATTATTGCGTTTGCGGCTACTCCGTTAATAGTGTCAGTTCCCGATGGCACACATCTTACATTAAAAACGGCATCGAAATTTACAACTTTGAAGGTTTTACCCGGATGATCTTTACAAACAGGGAAATATAAATATCTATCTGCCGTAAGATTGGTAAAAACGTAGGATGTGTATTCTTCAGTATCGCTAATTGTATGATTAGCATCACTAATTTCGAGGTATTTGTTGGCAGGCCAGTCGGATATTATGTTTCTTATTTCATTTTCAGTCATATTCTGCAATAATCGTTCCTAATCGTCTGTAATCGCCTATTTAGTGCTTGACAAAGTTCTTATAATATGTACTTTCAATATGAATAAAGTCTATATTAGGAGTCTATATTAGACAGTATATGACGCAACCTACTCAAAGTCAACAAGAAAACTTATTAAAAAAATGTCGTGGAGACATTATTTTCTTCGTAGATGAATTTATAATTAATCCCTACAACGCAGATACCGGCAGTAATTATTTCATAACTAAACAGCAGAAAGAAGGGCTTAAAGCCGTACAAGACCTTGTAAACGATAAAAGGAAAGGCCGCAGGCGGGACGTACTCGGCGTTTCTATCATGGCGGGTAAAGGTGTAGGGAAGGATGCAGTCGCAAGTTGGGTTATTTTATGGTTTATGTTCTGCTTCCCGTTCCCGAAGATACCCTGCATTTCCGTGAGTTCAGACCAATTAGACAAGGTTCTTTGGAGTGAAATTTCTCTATGGCTAAGCCATTCCGCGATTAAAGAATATTTCGTATTACAGACTGATAAGTTACTGAGGAAGGATGTAGACGATTCTGTCAGGGGCAAAGAATGGTTTGCTTTTAAGAAAGCGGCGAATCCTAAAATGGCCCCGAATGAGCAGGTCGAGACTTTACAGGGGCTTCATGCTAAATATATGCTTCAGGTGGTGGACGAGGGATCTGGTATTTTAGACCCTGTGTTCAGCACTCTTGAGAACAACATGACCGGCGAATGTAACTTGATGTTTTTGATTTTTAATCCGATGCACGTTAAGGGTTATGCTATAGAGACTCAGCAGGGGAAGAGGGACGATTGGGTTACGCTTCAATGGAACGCAGAAGACTCTGAAATTGTCAATCAAGAACGAATCAAGAAGTTAGAATATAGGTACGGACGGGAAAGTAATACTTTCCGGATGAACGTATTAGGACTCCCGCCTTTGTTCGACGAATCAACCTTAATAAATTGGGATTGGGTAATGACTGCCATAGAAAGGGGGATTACTACCTCGCCGGACGCGGCACTTCTAATGGCAGTTGACTGTGGGGCCGGTGGGGATAACTCCATAATCGCTAAAAGGAGAGGGAATAAGATATATCCGTTCAAGCGTCTAAAGACGAGCGATTCTATAGAGTTGGCTAATTGGGTGGGAGCGGATATCGATTTAGAAAAGCCTGACTGTGTACGGGTTGACACCATAGGCGTAGGTTGGGCTGTAGAGGGTGTGCTTCGAGACAAGAAGGGCGGGATTGTCGAGGCCGCAGACGTAAGACGACAGGCTGACGATCCTACGCGATTCTGCAATAAAAGAGCTGAGATGTATTGGAGGGTTCGGGAGTTGTTTGAAAAAGGGCTTATAAGTATTCCGGACGACCCGAATTTAAAAGACCAGATCGCGGCTACCCGTTATAAATTTGATAATAAAGGCCATACACAGATTATAGATAAGAAAGACATTAAGGCTGAAATAGGGCAATCTCCTGACGAGTTCGATGCTATGTGTTTACTTTTTTACTACGAAGACAGAATGACAAGCAAAAAAACCAATTTTGTAAAAATGGGTTTGAAGTTAAAAGGATCGTGGATGAGAGGATGAAAAAGGAAACGGAGAAAAAGGCAACAGAAAAACTTTTAGAAAAGGCAAGAGAGCATTATAAAATCCTATCTGCCGCCGAAAGTGATATCAAAGATGCTTTCATTAAAGACATGAAGTTTGCCTTTAATATCGGTTCAGGCCAATGGGACGAAGCTGACGTAACCGCAAGGGACGAAGAAGGCAGACCTCATCTTACTATGAATAAACTTTCAAAGTTTGTCGCGCAGGTCGTTAATGCAGAGAAGGGACTTCCGAATACTGATGACATTATCCCCGTAGACGATAAGGGAGACATTCAGGTTGCGAGAATTTATAATGAGCTGATACAAGATATAGAATACAGAAGCGAAGCCGAAGATGTTTATTCGATGGCCGCAGAACACGCGGCGGGCGGCGGGTTCGGCTATTGGAGAATACTTACAGAGTATTGTGCTGACGGGTTTGATCAGGAAATTAAAATCAAGCCTATTAAAAACCCCTGCATGGTAAGCCTTGACCCGAAGGGCAATTTTGCTTTTATCAGAGAAGCCTTGAGCGAAGAAGAGTTCAAAGAACAATACCCGGAAAGCGAGATGACGGACTTTGAAAGTTATTCAGGTAATGAAGATTACGAATTGTGGTATCAGGACAATAAAGTATTCATAGCTGAATATTTTGTTAAAGTACCTAAAGAAAAAGAAATTGTTGAAATACAAAACCCTGTAACCGGAGAAACCGGAGTAGCGGAAAAGATAGACGAACATCAGTTTGATAATTTAAAAATTTTAAGAACCCGTAAAGTTCAGACTTATGAAATTAAATGGTATAAGATAAGCGGTACTGAAATATTGGACGAGGGTATCTGGCCCGGTACTGAAATTCCAATAGTCGAAGTTTCGGGGCATGAGATTCATCTGCTTGGTAAGACTTATAAAAAGTCTTTAATAACCGATGCCAAAGACGGACAAAGGGGATATAATTATTGGCTTACGAGTTTAACTGAAAAGGTCGCACTCGCTCCGAAAGCTCCGTTTATCGTAACGCCTCAGCAGATTAAAGGGTTTGAGGACGATTGGAGAAACGCCAATATTAAAAATCTGCCATATTTGCAGGTCAACCCCGGAGGGCAATCCCTGCCTCAAAGAACTCCCGTAGCTCCGGTAGACCCCGGAGCCATGACTTTAATACAATTATTTGATAATAATATTAAAGATATTATGGGTATGTACGAATCTTCTTTAGGTATGCAGTCTAACGAAAGGTCGGGCAAGGCTATTAACGCACGAAACTCAAGGTCTGACCTCGGAGTATATTCGTTTCAGGAGAATTTAAGAAAAGCTAAAATAAAAACTAAAAAGATTTTAATAGAACTCATACCGAAGATTTACGATAACGCGAGGATTATAAGACTGCGCGGTGTTGACCAGAATATTCAGATAAATTATCCGGTTATGATAAACGGACAGCCGGCGATATTTAACGATTTGAGCAAAGGACGTTACGATATAAGGGTACGAAGCGCGGGATCTCCGTCACGCAGACAGCAGACAGCAGACAATATAATTCAGGCTATGCAGTACGCGGGCCCGCAATATGCGCCGGTTTTATTGCCGTTGCTTATGAAATACTTGGACGTACCTGGAAGTGAGGAGATAGCAGGGGCTATAATGCAGGCCATTCAATCACAGAGTCAAGCACAATCACCCGGAGGACAACCGCAAGGTCAGCCACAGATGGGGACACAATAAACTTGGCTTTAATGCCATGAAAGGAGACTCAAAATGGAAACACAAGCTGTAACGGAAGTTACTGAACCCGTAGTACCAGCAGAGGAAAATACAGAGGTTAAACCCTCTGAAGAAACTGAGGTTAAACCCTCTGAGCCAGAGATAAAACCGAACGAAGATTACAGCCGGAAAGTACAGGCAAGAATTGACAAGATAACTCGTGAAAAATTCGAGGCTAAAGCAAGAGCAGAAAGAGCGGAAGCGGAACTTTCGGAGTATAGAAAGTCAGAAGGTAGCAGACCGGCAAGACCGAGCATGACGCAATTTACAGATGAGTATGGGAATATAGATCATGTGAAGTATGACGCGGCCGTTACTACTTACGAAGATTCTTTGTTGGGATGGCGAGACAAGCAGAAAGCGCAAATTGAGCAGGAAGTCTCTGCAAAGATGGATCAAGAGATTGCGTTTGAAAAGTTTAACGCCGCCGCCGAACTTGTAAGGGCTAAATACACGGATTTTGACGAGGCACTTGATAAAAAAGTTTTCGCACCTGCTTTGCAGAAAGCGTTGCTCGAAGATCAGCTTGCCGAAGTTGCTTATTATCTCGGTAAAAACGAAAACGAAGCATTGAAATTAAGCCAGATGCCCTATCATCAGATGATGAGGGAACTTGGCAAGTTGGAGGGTAAACTTTCAACTTTAACTTTAAAGGCTTCACAGGCTCCCGAACCCATAAGACCAGTCTCCGGAGATAAAGGAATCGAAGTAACTGATGATTCTAAACTCACAGACGAACAGTGGATAGATCGGGAAAATGCTAAGAAGCTGGCAGAGATTAAAAAACGATTAGGAGGATAAGTAAATGGCGAACACACTCAAGACGTTAAGTGCTGGCGATATAACTCGTAAGGCACTTCAGATATATGAAAACAATTTAGTTTTCTGTAAAAATATTAATCGCGAATATGACGGGCGTTTTGCTCAGACTGGCGCGAAGAACGGCGGGACTTTGTTAATTCGTGATGCTAACGAGTTTTCCGTCAGGACTGGCGCGGTTATGGATACTGTGAATGTAACTGAAAGCACACAGACCTTAACACTCGCTACACAGCTCGGCATTGACATGGAGTTCAGTTCTGCTGAACTTACTCTGTCAATAGACGATTTCTCAAAAAGATTTCTCGAACCTGCGATGGCAAGGCTCGCGGCAGAAACTGAAAAAACAGTTTTAACCGCTTGCTACAAAGAAGTTTACAACCTTGAAAACACAACTTTCGGCACACATCCGGTTCTTGCAGACCTTGTGGCCGCGAGAGCTACAATGCAACAGGGACTTGCACCGGACGACGGGAACAGGATTTATCTTGGAAGCGCACTTGCAATGAACTCACTGATAACCGATTCTAAAGGACTTTATCAGCCTGCATCTGCAATTTCCACACAGTATGAAAAAGGACACATGGGTTCTGTTTATAGTTTTAAATGTATGGAATCTGAAATGACTCCTGTTCATACTACTGGAACTCGTACAACTGCGGGGACTTGCAACTTGTCAGGTACGGCTAACGGGGACACCCACCTTGCCGTAACTGGAACTAACGGAGAGATTTATCTCAAAGGCGACATAATCACGGTAGCCGGAGTTTATGAAGTCAACCAGGAGACTAAAGTAGCTTATACCCACCTGAAACAGTTTGTAGTGGGTACTTCTTATACGGCTACAGGAAGCGCGGCAGACCTTACGGTAGCATGGCCTATTTACAAGTCAGGCCCGAAGCAGAATTGCTATTGCGCTGATTGGACTGCGGCTTCTGCGGCAACTGTTGTAGACCTTGGAGGATCGAGCGGTACGGCTTCAACTGCATACCTTCAGAACCTTGCTTTCCATAGGGACGCTTTTACATTCGTAATGGCAGACCTCGAAGTACCGAAAGGGCAGGACTTTGCATACAGAGCTAACGCCAAAGGTATGTCGATAAGACTTATCAGAGATTACGATGTAACTAACGACCAGTTCCCTTGCAGGCTTGACGTTATCTTCGGTCAGAAATGCACACGTCCGAGATGGGCGGTCAGGGTTATGTCATAAGGAGAAAATACAATGGCAGTTAAAACAGTCATTGATGCGGAAAGTTACATAGGTCTATCAACCGACACCAAGCCGAATGGAAGGCCGGGGGAACTGTTTCACGAAGTTAATACCGGAATTACCTATATCTGGCACGATCAGTGGGTTGAAGACTTGAGAATGATATATGCCATGAACATGGCATTGAAAGGTTAGGAGGATAAAATGTTACTCGAAGGAAAAGTAGGACAAATATCGGTAGGAAGCGGTACTGTTAATCCGTTAAGAACCGGCATAAAAGGTGATCTTATCGTATCGGAATGTCATGGCCGATATTACGATATGGCAAAAGCAGGACGGCTTATGACAGCCGCGAATCAGGCGGGGGTTGTAACCGTGGTGGGTTTAACCACGGTTTATACAGGACTCGTGCTGTCAAACCCTGTAACGTCGCAGGTTGACATATCGGTGTTGAGGGTAGGCGTGGGCATGATAGTAGCACAGCCGACCACAGGCTCTATAATAGCCATAGAAGGCGGGTATAGCTCTACAGAAGTCACTCACTCTGTGCCGTCAACGACACTGAGGAACTGCTACCTCGGCGGAGCGGCCCCGGTAGGGAAGGTTGATACCGGCGCGACGTTGCCTATAGCACCGACACTCATAGAATCGTTTGGCTCTATGCTGACGGCGGCTATTACGATAACCAACGTACAGCCTGCGTACAACTTCGACCTCGGCGGTTATTTGATACTGCCTCCGGGCGGGTTCTGCGCGATTTATACAACCATTGCATCGGGCGCGGCTTCGATGGTGGCAAGTTTTATATGGGAAGAAACACCGATAAATTGAAAATAAGGAGAAACGAACATGGGTACAGATTACAGATATTTAGATAAGGGTAACGATGACGGTACTATCTTTGGTGCTGACGCATCGGAACTCATCAGCGTTTACGGAGCTACTCCGGCGATACAAAATTCGCACATTGTCTCAGTTTCTACTGCGGCGGCTACGACCACTACCCCTTACGGGTATGCGGCCTCTACACAGGCTGACGCTATAGTTACTGCGGTTAATGCGATACTTGTCGCATTAGAGACTTTCGGAATTGTAGCTACAGCTTAAAAGGAGAATCGAGAGGGGAGGTTAAAATCTCCCCTCAAACTCTTATGAAAGGATATGACGGTAAGGTAGTATTATTCACAACTTTTTATAACAGGCAGACTATTTCTAATTACGCAGAATCTTTATACAAGACTGCTTTAGTTTTAGAAAGGTTGGGGATTAAACAGGATTATTGGGCGAGCGAAGGTGGATTTTTAATTGAAGTTGCTTTAGATCAGGCTTTGACTAAATTTTCAGAAAGTGACGCTACTGACTTCTTAATTATAGATTCTGACGAAGCGTGGAATCCTGCGGCTGTAGTTATGTTGCTTATGCACACGGAACCGATAGTCTGCGGTACTTACAGAAAGAAAAACGCATGGGCTGAATACATAGGAGATTTTAAAAAGACCGAAGATGGACACGTCATGGGTGTTCAGAAAAACGCAGATTGCATACTCATTGAGGCCGATAGAATACCTGCGGGATTTCTAAGAATTAAAAAAGAAGTAATATTAAAATATATCGAAAAATATCCTGAACATTATTACATCAATGGAGAGAAAATATATCCGTTCTTTAAAAACGAAATTATAAATAATCAGTTTACAAGCATGGATTATGTTATATCTGACAAGTTCAAAAAACTTGGTTATCAGATTTGGATAGACCCTGCGCTTGAAATAGATCATTTTGGATTAACGGAATATAAAGGTAATTTTGATAAATATTTAAGAGGTCTGAAAGCTATTGAAGATGTAAAAAAAATGGCAACGAATATCAAAGGAGTTGTATGATAGAATATAAAGGCAAGTTGATTATATTCACCCCTTTTTATAATTATCAAACTGTTAGTCCTTACGCAAGGTCTTTATGCCAGACTGCTATAGTCTTGATGAAAATGGGAATTGATTTTGATTATTGGGAAATTGAGGGCGGGTTTCACGTTGAAGTTGCCATTAACGAAGCTTTGACAAGATTTTCCGAAAGTGATGCTACTGATTTTTTAATGATTGAATCAGACGAAAGTTGGAATCCGGTATCAGTAGTAGATTCTTTACTTCATAAAGACCCAATAGTAGCGGGTACTTATCGCATGAAAAACGGCAAATTAGATTATATAGGCGATTATAACAAAGATAATAAAGGCCGAATACTCGGCAAGACCGTAGAAAAAGGCAGATTTCTTTTAGAAGCCTTCCGGATTCCTGCGGGATTCCTGAGAATTAAAAAAGAAGTAGTATTGAAATATATTGAAACTTATCCGGATAGTTATTTCTGGTTAAATAACAAGAAAGTATATCCGTTTTTCTTCAATGAGATTATAGATCATACATTTACGGGCATGGATTTATGTTTATCTGACAAACTGAGAGAACTCGGCTATCAGATTTGGGTAGACCCTATGTTTGAAATAGACCATTGGGGTATGGCAAAATTCACAGGTAATTTTGACAAGTATTTAAAAGAACTTAAAGATAAAGAAAAGCAAGAAAAGAAGTTAAAGAAATTCTGGAAAAGGTAAAACATGGCTCAAGGCGTTTATAAAGTTACCGAACTTTTTGAAGAAAAACTCGCCGAATATACGGGTGCTAAATATGCCGTAGCTCTCGATTGTTGCAGTAACGCTATCTTCTTGAGCTTGAAGTATCAAGGAATAGAAGGCAAGGAGATTACGATACCTTCGAGAACTTACATGAGCGTACCGTGCGAGATTATACACGCAGGCGGGAAGGTTAAATTCGAGCCTGTTAAAGGCACGACACTTAAAGGTGCATATAACCTATGGCCTACAAAGACTTGGGACTCCGCTTTGAGATTTACATATAATATGTATATGCCCGACACTTTTATGTGTCTATCCTTCTCCGGGCCTTATAAACATTTAAAACTTACGAAAGGCGGAGCAATTTTAACAGATGATTACGAGGCTTATTTATGGTTTAAAAGAGCAAGGTTCTCAGGCCGTAGAGAGTGTAATTATCTTGATGATAACTTTGATATGTTAGGTCATAATTTCTACATGATGCCTGAAATAGCAACAAGAGGACTTTTACTCATAGAGCAGTTTTATGATAACGGGAAACCTATAGACAACGAAGATGTAGAAAAATCATACCCGGATTTAAGTCAGTTCAAGGTATATCAATGCCAATAACAATAGGACACCATGCGGAACTATGGGGCGAAATTGAGACTTTTCGTGACGATATCGTGACGATAGGTAATTACTTCGTACTCGCGGCGGGAGCTACCATTATAACTCACTGCCCTATAAGACTGTATAAAGAAAACATTAAAATCAATATAGGGGATTATGTTTATATCGGCAAGAAAGCCGTAGTGCTTCCGGGCGTGAATATAGGTAACAACGTAATGGTAGGCGCAGGGAGCATTGTAACACATGATCTGCCTTCCGATTCTATATGTGCCGGGAATCCTTGTGTATTTAAAAGACCTCTGGAAGGGAAGGAATTATTGAGATTTCAAAAATTGGCAGAGCAGGGAAAGGTAGGAAATGGAATTGAACCCGACTATTCTTCATAAAGGAAAGAATGTTATTATCAGTCCTAAAGCAAGTATCTATTGTGACTATTTGGAAATTGGAGATAATGTGCGTATTGATGATTTCTGCATATTGACGGGCAATATAAAAATTGGCTCTAATATTCATATTGGATGTTTTGATTTTCTCTGCGGAGGTAACGGCATAGAACTTGAAGATTTTGTGCAGTTGTCAGGCCGAGTTTCGCTTTATTCTGCAAATGATGATTATAGCGGTCATAGTTTGGTTGGCCCTTGCATTTCTGATGAATTTAAGCCCGGATTGCAGAAAGGAAAAATCTTACTTAAAAGACATACTCTAATCGGAGCCAACAGCATAGTAATGCCCGGTATTACAACAGGTGAAGGATGTGCAATCGGAGCTTTTAGTTTTGTAAATAACGATATCCCTGAATGGGAGATTTGGGGCGGCAGACCAATAAAATATTTAGCTAAAAGATCGAAAAATATGTTGAACTTTATACCGTCTGTCAACAAAAGAGAGGTACGCTATGAGTCTGGTGTATGACGTTATTTATGGCGCATTAAGGCTTTGTAGAGTCAGGAATACAAACAGTGCGATACTAACCGAAGCGTTAGACTCTTTAAATCTGATGCTCAAGTCTTGGGAAGAGACTATGTTGACGCCGACTACGGAATCTTTCACCTTAACTGCCAGTACCGCAGGATACACTATAGGAACCGGAGGGACTTTAGACACAGCAAAACCCATGAGCATTAAATCTGCATATATCAGGAATTCGGACGGCGTAGATTACGAAGTTGAAGTCTCAATGTCTCCAATAGACTATAATTTAGTAAGCGATAAAGATGTAGATGAAAGAGCTAATGAATTATACTACGATGCTAATTATTCAAGCGGTCTTGGGTGTATATATCTGAACGGAGCTTACTCTACAGCAGAGACTTTATATCTTACATCGTATAAACCAATTACGTCTTATACGGCTATAACGGATACTATAACACAGCCTGCTGAATGGGAAAAGGCTATGAGATATAATCTTGCGATAGACCTTGCCCCCGAATATGGCATGGCTTTAGACCCGTACATTTTAAACGAAGCGGCAAGACTTAGAAATATAATAGAATGTAGAAACTCAAGCACACCAATCGCTAAATTTGATTCAGCACTTTTGAGGTAGATAATGGCGTATGTTGGTCAGACATATAGGATAGGGCAAATAGGCGGGTGGAACGCTAATCCCGATCTTGATCTTGTGCCGAAAGAATGTATGATTGATGTTGAAAATATCAATATACATAGAGGCGGCAGGCAACCCAGAGGCGGCACAGAAGTAGCAAACGGTGATTTAGTAGCTACCGAATATGTTTCTACAACCAAGTTAATGTCTCACTTTGACGGAGCAGATGCGGCTACAGCTTACATAGACCCGATCCAAGGCGCGGCGACTTTTGTAGGAACTGCGGCATTAGATACAGCACAAAAAAAATTCGGCACGACTTCGCTTCTGCTTGATGGTAATTCGGATTATATTACATATCCGGATTCAGCTGACTGGTATTTAGGAACTGGCGATTTTACAATTGATATGTGGGTAAGATTCGCGGTTAAACAGGGTAGTTGTTTTTTTGAACAAAGAGTCGATAACGATAATTATTATACATTATATTATGTTTCTGGAACAGATCTTCTATGCTTTAAGAGTGAATCTGCGGCATCTTTTTTGGCATATTATAGAGTTTCTTGGATTCCCGTTGTCGATACATGGTATCATATAGCATTTGTTCGGTCAGGGGCAAGTGTCTACATATTTATTGATGGAGTTAGTCAAGCATTGATTCCCGTTGTCGGAATAACAGTCAGCACAAGTTTTCCAAATCTCGCAGCGACATTTAAAATTGGATTCGGCGCATATACTAATTATTATATTAACGGTTGGATCGACGAATTTAGAATCCAAAAAGGCGTAGCGGCATGGACTGCCGATTTCGATCCTCCTATAGTCCCTTACGCACAAGACAATTATACGGGCATAACCGGAGTATATCACTTCATTCGTGAAAACGGACAACTTAGCGGTTATTATGTAGTTGATGAAAATGCCGATAATATAGGCGACGAAAATGGGAATTATTTAGTATCCGAAGGTTCTGATATAATAGTTGGAACGAGCGACGGAGACATTATAAAAAATTATACTGAAAATCTAAAAGCAGATTTAACGGCTAATCTAAAGTATTATTTTGAAACTTTCTATGATGAATTATATATCACAAACGGAGAAGACAAACCTCAAGTTTATGGTAATAATTTAAGTTACGCTTGGGATATGGGGTCTCCAAAACCTTGTGTCGCGGCTTTAGGCGGTGACGGGGGTGCGGTTACTTCAGGGACTCATTCTTATAAAATAACTTTCGTTACGGCAAGCGGAGAAAGTTCGGGAAGTGTAGCATCTAACGTAGTTACTGCGGCAGAGGGAAACGATAGTATTGATTTAACGAGCATCGAAGTTGGCCCTACTGGAACTACACAACGTAAAATATACCGTACAGAGGCTGGCGGGACATCGTATAAATTACTCGCAACTTTAGCTAATAATACAGCTACAACATATACAGACGACATAGCAGACGGTTCTTTAACTGATGCAATCCCTACTACAAGCCTTGCGTTCCTTCCTACAGACTGGCAATCTGACTGGCCAAAGTATTTTTTAAAGCACGGGCGCGGAGTACATAAAAGACTTTGGGCTTATGGAGTTGAAGGACATCCAAATATGCTTTATGCTTCGGCTAACGGACTGGCAGACTTCAGTAATACTAACACTATACTTATTAAAATAATGACAAATAAGATTACCGGATGTGTAGAATTTGGGGGTAATCTTGTAATCTTCAGCAGGGATAAAACCTTCATATTAGACGATGTTGCAATAGGCGTTATGAATTGGGGTTATCAGGCAGCTCAATGGGATGGAGGCGCGGCGCATCAGAGGCTCATAGTTAAAACTCCCCGTGACGTTGCCGTAATGGACGAAACCGGAAACATATTCTCAATTATGGCAAGTCAGCAAGTTGGAGATTATCAAATAGCATCCCTCATAAAACCTACACATATAGATAAATGGATTAAAGAGAATGTAGATTTATTAAAGATAGATAAATTCCACGCGATATATGATTCTGAACTTAGAGCCATTAAATGGTTTATGATTTCTAAAGGTTCTGACAATCCTGATATTTGTCTTGTGTACTTCATAGATTACGCAACATGGACTAAACATACATTTAACTTATATCATTTATGTTCTAATTCTGTTAAAGTAAACGAGTCTTTATGGAAAATTTATACAGGTGGATTTAGCGGCAAGGTTTTCAGTTTAGAATCTGATACTCTATTAGACGATGGGACGTATTATAGAAAATATTTCAAAACTCCATTGATACATATAGATAATCCAAGAGCGAGCAAGATGTTCGATCGATTATCTCTGATCGTAAAACCTCAAGGCACTGAATTATTAAATTACAAAATATCAATCGATAATAGAGAGATAGGGACTTTCAGAACTACACTTCCCGGTGCGAGTGATTTTATGCAGAACATAATTTCATATATCGGAGCTACTGGATTAAGACTACAGCTTGAATTTTTCAATAACGATAACGATGATTTTTTCATCAGTGAGATTATGGTGGATTATCAGTTATTAGGCAGTGCTGACGAATACGCATACGCTACGGCAGATTTGGTTTTAGAATTTGGGTATGTGTACTTAGGATTCTTTGCGTTCTATACACAAGACTGTGAAAGATATAATCCAATAAATAATTCTTGGACGATTTTAAATGACCTCCCACTACCTTATAGGGTGTATAGTTCGGCTAATACGATTTTATCTAAAAGTTATATTTGCGGAGGTGTTTATATTATAGGATTTACAGTAGAAATTTTACAAAATTGTGATGAATATACACCTTTAACAAATAGTTGGGCTTCCAAGACGGATATACTAAGTGCCAAAACCGTATTTTCTGCTTCTACTATAATGGATAAAGGATATATTTATGGCGGTCGGGATGATAGTATTGAACTTCAAGATTGTGATAAATATGATTCAATAGCCGATAGCTGGACTGCTAAAACAGACATCCCCACACCCGGAAGAAGCTATTCATCCGCTACAACTATATTAAACAACGGATATATTTTCAACGGTACAAATTACGGCGGAAGTGAACTCTATGCAGATTGTGATTCTTACAATGTATCCGGTGATTCGTGGACAAATAAAACAGACATGCCGACTTCAAAATTCGACTCGAAAGCTTTTACAATTGCAGATAAAGGATATGTTGTGGGGGGACAGAATTTAATTTCCGGATTATCGGATTGTCTATCCTATACGATAGGTACTAATGCATGGACAAGTAAAGCCGTGACTTTGAATAATAAAAATTGTTGCTCGGCATCCGCGATATACGACAAGGGATATGTTTATGGAGGATACATGACTCCGGAAACAAATGCGTATTGTGACGAATATTCTGCAAATATTGACACATGGAAAAGAAAAGCGAATATGTCAAGTTCAAAAGCTTATACAGCGGCATCTACAATATAGAGGTTAATTATGGCGAACAAACAAATTAAAGATTACACTCAAGTTTCGGATTCTACTTTAACAGATAAATTGTTATGTCAGCAATCCGGAGTTACTTATTATCAAACTGTAGCGCAGGTGCTTGAGAATATTGAAAACTTGACAACGGCATCTACACTTGACGGAACTGAAACTATATTTTGCAGAATATCTGGTGTAAATTCAAAAGTCACCGTTGATGCTTTAGCAGAATTTATAATAGAGAACAGCTAATGACAATACGCGAAATTGAATATTATTCAGCAGTAACCACACCCGCAGTTTCGGATGAATTTCTATGTCATAAAAACGGGATTACCCAGAAGACTACAACTACTGAAATTTTAGATGCTATATCTGATTTTACACAGTACGCTAAAAATGATTTAATAGCCAGCGGTGTAGTAATGGGTACTCAAACCGCTGATCAAGTTCAAATTTCCTTAACACAGATTATAGCTTATGTTAAATCGATAGTTTACGGTATGCTTTATGGAGGATACACCTCGGCAGGAGTAATAAAGACTTGCGTATCATACAATTTTGCGGCTGATACTTATACTGCGCGTACAAACTTGACAACAAGTACTTGCAGATTGGCGGCTTCATCTATAGCCAACAAAGGGTATATTTACGGAGGGTTTACTACTGGAAGTGTACAAACTTGTGAGGAATATGCTTTTGGTGCGCCGGGTACATGGACTGCCAAAACAAGTTTTTCTTCAACTGCAAGAGGTTATTTATCTGCTTCCACTATTTTAGGTTTAGGATACATTTACGCTGGATATGCGTTCGGATCAACGACAACATCAGTAGGTTTATGTGATGAATATAGCCCAACCGCTAATTCTTGGGTTGTAAAAGCACCATTAAATCAGATAAGACGGCAGGCGTGTGCTTCTACTATTTTAGATAAAGGTTATGTTTTCTGCGGTTATGCGGGAGGGGGGATTAATTTATCGTCTTGCGAACAATACAACTCGCTTCTTAATGTTTGGACGAACAGGAGTTCCATATTATCGCCGTCAAGATATTCGGCAGCATCGTTCGCTGTATTGGATAAGGGATATGTGACGGGAGGTTATGCTATAGACTCACTTAATGATTGCGATTGTTACGATGCCGCGGCAGATACTTGGTTAAGTAAAACAAATTTAATACAGGCTAATACATCACACGCCGCAACAGCTATATTACAATACGGTTATATTTTCGGCGCTGGACCGAGTACTAGAATTGCACATGAGTACAATCCTATTACAAATAGTTGGAAAGTAAAAACGGCGGGGAGTACGGCAACATACGATTTAGCTTCATCAACTTTACACAGTTAAGGAGATTTATGATTAAAAAATTACTCGCAGACCACAGATGTTTTCATTCGGAATTTCAGATGGATAATTTCATTACGATTAAACAAGGCACAGTTTACGCTCAGTATAAACAGGCATTGAGGGAATTATACAAACGTATTCGAGGACTTCGAGAGTCTAAATGCGACCGTGAAAAACTATTAGTTGAAATTGAAGAGCAGAAACATCTATCGCAGAAAGGATTTGATAAGTTTAAACGTAAATATGCGGATATTGAATATAAACGTAAATCAATGCAATTAGAAGAATGTGATAGGGTTATAGTTGATACGGAAAGAGAGTTTAAAAGATTCTATGAACAAGCCTGTGCATTAAAACTACAAGTAGGAGAACTGACAGAAGAAAGTGTAAATCAACTTGAAGAAGAAATGTACATATTCAAAGTAAAAGAAATGATGGTATCGGATTGGCTATGTATAGGCAGATATTCTCCGCAAACGCATGAACTGCTAAATTCGTTACCGTTACCTACAAGAATTAAACTCATCGAAGAGATCGCCGATCCAGATAAACAGAAACAACTAATCGAACAGCATACGACAGAAGATAGGAACTATTTCGACAATATAAATAAATTAGAAATGGACGTCCAGAAATGTTTATCAGACCTATGACAACGGATGAATTTTCGGAAATAGTAAATATGCTTATTTCGGAAGGAGACAATAGACTGACATATTTAACTCCTAAACATACTTTCGTATTCGATGGTAACGGCAAAATTATAGGATTTTTTACTTTAAGAATTAACAATAATATTCCAACTTTATGGCATTTTGTGGTGAAAAAAGAAAACCGCAATTTTAATACTACAATGATGATAATAAAAACACTGAAAGCATTTATAAAAAATTTAGGGTTTCCGACGTTCACAGTAGCAGTTAAAAAAAAATCTTTAAAAAGATTTGCACAATACTTTGCAAAAAATAGAGAGCAATATGCAGAGACAGAAGGTGTGAGTTTTTATATAGTGGAGGCTTAAATGTTAATTAAAAGTATAAATCAAAACGCGAGAGGATATTGGGGAGAAGATACCGTAGATGATATGATGTCTGGTAGTCCTGGAGATTTGGGCTATACAATAGACCCAATAAATACTTATTTACTTAATAAATTCGGAGTAACAGACAAAGTAAATAAAGTGTTAGGAGTTGGGGACAAAAATGACGTTGCTACGCCAGAAATGAGTCAGGAAGAAAAAGACTTACTAAAATTACAAACTCAGGCACTTACGGATCAAATTGCTTTCAATGAAAAGATGATGCCTATATATGCACACCAGATGCACTATGAAATTGAAGGCGGTGAATGGATTCAGATGACTGATAATGAATGGTATAACTCCTCAATGACTACAGATCGTCAGCGTCAGGAATGGGATATCGCAGGGAAGCAAATGAAAAGATACGAACAAGCACTTGCTGGTGAAATTCCTTTAACACAACAGATGAAAGATCAAAAACAAACTGAATTTAGACAATTAGCTGACGCAAGTGGCATAACGGGCGATACGGTAGAAAATGCGCAAGCTGAAGACACGATAGGCGTGCAAAAGTTGGGTGAATTTCAAAAACGGTGGGGCTTAGTTGAAGAAGCGCAGAGATATGGCGAATTGGGAACAACAGGGCAGGCGATGTTGCAAAGTCAAGGCTTGACCAATAATCTCGCAACTCAGAAAGTCGGAACTTTGTCTGGTATTGGGAATTGGAGTAACAACGTAAATTTCGGAAGTCTTCTCCAACCTTATCAAGCTTATAATCAGATGGGATATCAGGCATCAGCTCAGAATCAAAGTAATCAAATGCAACAACAAGGTTCATTATTAAATCTTGGCGGCATGTTGGGTGCGGCATATCTTATGTCCAGTAGAACTTACAAAAAAGACATTAAAGCTAAAACTCCCAAAGATGAAGATAAAGCATTAAAGAGCATAAGAGATACTAAGTCTTACGAATATAGGTATAAGAACTATATGGGATTCGGTAAAGATAAAATGTTAGGTGCTATAGCCGAAGAATCCCCGGACGAAGTTACGACTCCGGACAAGAAAGCCATAAATCTTGGTAATAAAATAGAGCTTGTATCTATGGGACTAAAAAGTCTTGCAAGAAAGATAGATAAACTCGAAAGGAAGGTGTCATAATGGCAATTCAATATGGCAGTATGAATCCGTATGCAGGTCTGGCAGATAGCGTAGCTATGGGTATGCAGTTAGGAAGGATGAACAGAAGAAGCGAAATCGAGGTTTCTGATCCCGATGAATATATTAAAAAAACAGTTAAACCAATACCAACTTTCGATACTACCGGATATACTAAAGATACCGAAAGTCAGACTGAAAAATATTCTAAAATAAAAAAAGATATCGAAAGTACATATTCAGATAAAAATAAAAAAGATGAAGCATACACTAAACAAATATCCGACCCGTTAGTATTGGGCGCGGCCAAAAACAGGATCAATCCAAAGATGATAGAAGGATTGAACAAAGAAATTAAGCAGGGTAATTTTAAAGAAGCGGACAATATAGCAGGTTTGCTATTAGACAAAATAGGGAAAGGAACTCCTGAAGGTCAGGCATTTGCCAATAAAATAGTGCAAATGAAAACTGCATATTCGGATTATATAAGTAAGACAAAGGTAGCCAAAGAAGAGCAATCCGAAATTGTAAAGTTTGCGTATAAAGGAGCTTTGGATACCATTAAAGAAATAAAAGACGAGCCATATAAATGGTTAGACCCAAAATCGGGAAGGCCGAGTGAGAGTGTTGTTAATCTTTTAAAGAACGAAGCTAAATATATGTCGGGGTTGGGGCCTGCTGGATATGTGGAGTATATGGATGAAAGAAATAAAAAGACTCCAACAAGATCAGGAGCAAGTAGGGGAACCCGAAAACAATATATCGATACAATCAATAAATCATTTGAAAATAATAAATGGACTAACGCGGAATCAAAAGCCTATGAAGAATTTTCTAAATTCCTTTTATCAAAACCAGCGGGAGATTTTAACCAAGATGATGCAAATGCGTGGGCGGCAATTCAAAAGAAATGGAAAATAAATTCGAGTCTGCCTGCTGAAACAACTAAATCTACAGAAGGTTATGGATTTTAATGATTAAATGGGATGAGGTTATCCAGAA